CAGCCCAGCAACGCGCAGCAGAAGCGGCAGCAGCCAAGAGAGCCAAGGAATTAGCAGCACTTACCAAGAAGCAAGTAACAGCAACTAAGGCTCTAACAGATGAACAGAAGAAGCAAGCTGCACTCAAAAAAGCACAAAACGTCTTTGACCTAGAGCAGATTCAAATCATTGCTGCACTTAAGGGCAATATCTCAGCTGAGGACAGAACTCGTCTTGAGGCTCAGGCAGCAATCCTTAATGGTAACGCTGACCTTGCTAGCAAGCTGACCAAAGATATCCTTATGGCTCAGGACTCTACTGGCAAGCTCTATCAATACTTCTTGTCTATTCCAGATGCCAAGAATCCCTTTGCTTATCTAGATCAATGGATTGCAGATTTTCAGAAGAAGATGAATTCCCTTACTATGACCTCGACCTATACTCCAGCAGGGTTAGCCCCTGAACTGGCTGCTATGGGCGTTGTAGCAGGGTATGGAGACTATGCTGGCTCTATCGCTAACCAAGCAAGCAATGTGGACTTCCCGTCTTATGGCATGCAGACAGGCGGCGGAGACACCATCATCAATGTCCAAGTTGCTGGCAATATCATTCGTGAGCAGGAACTTATTGATAAAGTCCTAGCAGGAGCGCAACTTTCAAGCCTTTCAGGTTCGCCATCTCAGATTGGTAGAATTGCAGGTATGTTCGGCTAATGGCACTCCCAGCGCAGATAGCCGTTTCCTTTGACTTTACCAACGGCGCAACCTTCGGCTATGACGGCTTCGTTATTGGCGATGCTAAATACGGAATCTTAGGCACTTCAACCCTTGGCACTTCCAGTTCACCAGAGCCAGTAGTTGATCTAACACCTAACGTCTATGAGATTAGCATTACCCGTGGGCGCAATATTCAGCGCGACCAGTACGAGGCAGGGCAATGCACAGTCCGAGTCTTAGACCCTCTTAGCTACTTTAACCCTCAAAACACAGCCAGTCCTTACTATGGCAAACTTGTACCGCTTCGCAAGTTGCGTGTCTCAGCCACTACAGCCACCACACAAAAGTACCTATTTTCAGGCTATGCCATCGAGTACCGCTATACATATCCAGTTAATCAAGATACTGGTTATGTAGATATTGTCTGCCAAGATGCCTTTCGCCTATTCAATATGGCTAACGTCAATACAATCACGGACTCAGGCGCAGGGCAGACAACTGGCACACGCATAGGCAAGATACTTAACCAAGTGTCATTTCCTACATCGATGCGCACAGTTGCGGCAGGTGCTAATACTTGTATTGCTGATCCTGCAACTAACCGCACGAGCCTTGCAGCCATTAAGAACGCAGAGTTCTCTGAGACAGGCGCGTTCTATATGGATACCTCAGGCACAGCCGTATTTAAGTCCAGAGCGCAGGTCATGGCTTCTTTGGCTACCGCTCCAACAGCTTTTAATCAAACTGGTGGGATTCCTTATAAGAACCTCAAGTATGCCTTTGACGACAAGCTAATCATTAACCAAGCCAACCTAGCACGCGTAGGCGGCACAGTTCAGGTGGTCACCAATCAGACCTCAGTTGATAAATACTTCCCTCACTCAGTCACACAGACAGATCTTGTAGCTGAGACAGATACCATTGTTTCCGAGATTGCCAAGGAATACATTGCTACCCGTCAAGAGACAACTATCCGCATTGACGAGATGACAGTCGATTTATTAGACCCAGCAGTTCCAACTGACACAATGCTTGGACTGGACTACTTTAGCAATCTGCTTATCACAAATGTCCAGCCAGACGGCTCGACTATTGTCAAGAACCTACAGTTTCAGGGCGTTAATTGGTTAATCACGCCAAACAAGATGACTGTCAATATTACAACGCTTGAGCCAATAGCCGATGGTTTCATCGTTGGAAGCTCGTATTACGGTATAATCGGCACTAATACATTGGGTTACTAGGAGATATAATGGCATCAGGACTACCATCAGCAACAGGCGATATTCTTACTGCCGCTACCGTGAATGGTCTAGTGACCTTTACAGTCGATGCAGACGCTACAGCAGACTACACAGCAGTCTTAGACGATCAGTACCAAGTCCTAGTCCCTATGAATAAGGCAACAGCAGTAGCCTTTAAGATTCCTACTAACGCCTCAGTAGCGTTCCCAGTAGGCACAGCCATCACAATCCTAAACAAGGGCGCAGGGCTCTGCACAATCTCAGCAACTACCTCAGGCACAACAACAGTCCTTTCAGCAGGTGCAACAGCAGCTTCTCCAACCTTGGCTCAATACAAGACAGCGGTCTGCATTAAGACTGCAACAGATACTTGGTACGTTGCAGGAGCAATTGGATAATGATTGGCGCAATTACAGCAGGATTATTTGCACCTACTACACCTTCAATCGTTTCGGCAGTTGATTATCTTGTAGTTGCTGGAGGCGCAGCAGGCGGTGGAACTTACGGCGGTGGTGGCGGTGGCGCAGGTGCTTTTCGCACAGCAACATCATTCGGCGTTAGCGGTTCTTTTACTGTAACAGTCGGTGCAGGTGGATCAGGTTCTACAGGTGTAGGCGGTTCTGGAACAAACTCAGTATTTAGCAGCATCACATCAACAGGTGGCGGTGGTGGCGGTATTTTTAACAGCGCTGCACTTAACGGCGGTTCAGGTGGTGGTGGATCTAACAATCTTTCTGGTGGAACTGGTACAACTGGCGGTAATAACGGCGGCACGGGCTCATCAGCAATAGGTGGTTATCCAGAAGGTGGCGGTGGCGGTGGCGCAAACGCAGTTGGTTCTAACGCACCATTCGAAGCAAATATCGGTGGTGCTGGTGGATCAGGCTCCTCTTCATCATATTCAGGTTCTTCAGTAACTTATGCTGGCGGTGGTGGCGGTGGTTGCGATAGCAGAGCTTCAGGCGCAGCAGGCGGAGCTGGTGGTTCAAGTATTGGCGGTAACGGCTCAGGAAGCGGCAATGGATCAGCAGCAAGCCCAGCTAATCGCGGTTCAGGCGGCGGCGGCGCAGGACTTGGCGTAACTGGTACTGGTGGTAATGGTTCAAGCGGAATTGTAATTATTCGCTATGCAGATACTTTACCTGCTTTTACTTCAGTTGGCGGTGGATTGACTTACACAACAACAACATCGGGTGGCTACCGTATTTACTCATTCACGGCAGGAACAGGAACGGTGACAATCTAATGGCACATTACGCGTTCTTAGACGATTCTAATATTGTCACAGAAGTTATTGCAGGAAAAGACGAAACAGAACTTATTGACGGACTCAGCCCAGAAGAATGGTATGCAAACTATCGTGGACAACGATGCGTTCGCACAAGCTACAACGGCAAAATTCGTTACAACTATGCAGGTATTGGCTTTACTTACAATCCCATCGATGATGCTTTTATTGCTCCACCTTTATGCGAGCATGATGAGTTGGTGCTTAATGATAAAAAGCAATGGGAGTGTTCTAATGCCTTCCATGTGGTGATAGTGCATGAGTCCTAAACTATGCAAGGCTGGACAGCAGCTAAGGCTTCAGATAGATGATAGTTACCCAGATAGAGATCGCACCTCAGACGGCTGGATTGGCGACACTCGTCATCAGGCACGTCCTTCTGACCACAATCCTGATGCAGAAGGTATCGTCCGAGCCATTGATATTGACAGGGATTTATCTGGCAAAGCCAAGCCCGACCTCATGCCTGACCTTGCGGATCAACTACGACTCTGTGGAAAACGTGGCGATAAAAGAATTAGTTACATTATCTTCGATGGCAGAATCGCATCGTCTAAGAAGGCTTGGGCTTGGCGTCCTTACACTGGGTCTAATAAGCACAATCATCATTGCCATATTAGCTTTACCAAAGAGGGCGATGCAGATAGCTCGTTCTTTAATGTACCAATGATAGGCGGAACAGCATGAATATGAAGAACCCTTATGTAATGTCAGTAGGAGCGTTCCTAGCAGTATGGGGCACAACTTCTAACTTTGCTTTGGACTACCGAGCAATCCTTGGCTCAGTTGTCGCAGGTGTCTTTGGGTACGCCACTCCTAAAAAATGAGCGCGGTTGATTATGCTGCTTGGGCTGTGGGTGTTGTCACTGTGCTTGGTGGTGTTGCTTCATATACCCAGTTCATGATTAAGCATTATCTAACAGAGCTCAAGCCTAACGGCGGTTCTAGCATTAAGGATCAGGTCAATCGCCTTGAAGTGCGTGTCGATACAATCATCGAGATGTTAGGTAAGTAACACTTATCTCATGGCAAGAACTAAGAAGGTCATTGACCTAGATGCTTACTCAGCTCTAGACCAATACTGCATTGCTTTGCACGTTTATTACACCAGTCTGCGCAAGGCTGGCTTCTCTACTGATATGGCTTTCTGGCTTCTATTAGATCGTGAGTCCTATCCTGACTGGATTCTGCCAGTCAAGCCCATCGAGAAAATATCGGGTAATCCCTACGAGGACGATGACGAGGATTGATGAAGAAAATCGTAATCCTGAGCGACTTGCAAGTGCCTTACGAGGACATACATGTAACTCAGAACATAGCACGATTCCTCAAGACCTTTAAGCCAGACCAGACAGTTACCATAGGTGACGAGATTGACTTCCAAACAATAAGCAAGTGGTCTGAAGGTACGCCACAAGCCTACGAGCAGACCCTTGGCGATGACCGAGACCAGTGTGTGCAGCTTCTTTGGGAGTTAGGCGTTACAGACTGCATACGATCCAACCACACAGACCGTTTATATAACATAATTATGAAGAAAATCCCTAGTTTCTTATCTTTGCCAGAACTGCGCTTTGAGAAGTTCATGAAATTTGACGAGTTAGGCATAACCTTCCACAAGACTCCTATGGCTATTGCTCCTAATTGGATTGCAGTCCATGGTGACCATACGCCTATCAAGCAACTAGGCGGTCTCTCAGCCCTTGAAGCAGCCCGTAGGCATGGGAAAAACGTAATCTCAGGACATACTCACAGAGCAGGGCGTAGTGCCTTCTCAGAAGCCTCTGGAGGCCGTTTAGGGCGTGTTCTACATGGAGTTGAGGTAGGCAATCTCATGGACTTCAGACAAGCCTCATACACCAAGGGAACGGCTAATTGGCAGCAAGCCTTCGCCATCATGTACGTCAAGGGTTCTAACGTGCAGGTGGACATTATTCACATTGAGAAAAACGGCACGTTCATTGTGCAGGGCAAGGTCTATGGAAGGGTTCGCTAGGCCAGACTTTGGAGACGAAACTGTGGATGAAATCGTTACCGTTTCGTTATACAAGTTTGGCTTCTGTCAGCTACACCTGATGTAATACTTCTGCCGTACACGAAATACGGCGTACAGAAGGGCTCACATGAACACAGATCATGCACTTATCCTGATGGGATTGGTCGGCATATTTACTGGTTATCTCCTTGGCTACTCAAAGGGACACGAACACGGCAAAATTGCAGGGCGTATTGCCCTACGCAAGTCACAGCGTCAGCTACAGCAGGTGGGTCGATGAATGCTAGAGACTACCTCAACGAAGCGAGAGCTACTATCCAAGACCGAGGACTTGATTACGGTCACCCTAGCGACAATATGCAGCGCAC